TCCCGAACTATCATGCCAGTATCTCCGAAGAGGGAAAACTGTATGGTCATAATGCCCAAATCCTGAAGAATTATACGGAGCAGCTGAAGAACTCTGCCAAGATAAAGGCTGCATTGGATAAGCTGCCTGAGGCGGAGAAAGAGCGTGACAGTCATTTCAATCAGGCATCTGCAGGTATCCAGAATGCCTATTTCAATGAAAGGCAGGGACAGGATGAAGGGGAATCCATACGCCATGCCAATGTCAGTCCGTCGGCTTATCGTGCTTGGAAGATGCAGCAAAAGAAGCTGGATGCTGCTGTCACGCAGTATAACAGCATTGTTGATACGCTGACTGCTGACAACCAGCGATTGGCTGATGATACAGCTAAGCTTTCCAAGGAGAATAACCCTCAAAAGGACGGAGGTGGATTTGTTCCGAATACTGATGACACCAAGAAGCAGGAGCGATTCAAGGAGGAAAAACAGTGGAAAGCTGAAGAGGAAGCTCTCAATCGTATTGCTTATGCTACAGGTAAGAAAAACTATGAGCAGTACCAGCAGCGTATCATTGAAATAGAAATCGAGTACCAAAAGAAGGTGCTGGAGCATACGGACCTGACACAGCAGGAGAAGCTGGAGGCACAGGCCAGCTACTACGAGGCAGAGAAAAAGCAGGTGGAGCAGCATACAAAGATAACAGTTGAGCAGGAAAACCAGCTATACAATGAATCCCTTGCCATTCAGAAGCAGCGTTTCATTGACGGTAAGGTATCTTCTGAGGTATATCAGCAGACACTGGAACTGTTGGAACTGAATCATCTTCGCCGTATGAGTACGATGTACAAGGAGGGTTCCACTGAATATGTGCAGGCTCAGAAGGCCTATCAGGACAAGCTTGTTTCTGACCAGAAGAAGCACCAGCAAGAGACGGAAGCGGCTGAGAAGAAACACCAGGATCAACTCAGAAGACTGAAAGATGAGTTCTTTGGCCCCAATAGCGGGGAACGCATGAACAGGTACATGTCTGACTTGGGGGCACTGAAGGAGGTCTATGAATTGGAGATACAGGCTGCTGGCAACAATGCCAAGGAGAAGCTTCGTATTGAAGAGACGTTCCTGAAGGCTCAGAAGGCTTTGCGTCAGAAATATAACATAGACAGCCTTGATGACAACAAGAACTTCCTCGAAGAATGGACGGGTGACATGCAGGAATGGCTTCAGTCAGACATGGGAAAGGCTGTCACAGGCTCCTTGGAGGTCATCAGTTCCGGAATGGGCAGCATCTTCCAACAGCTGTCTTCACTTGTTCAGGCAGAATGCGACATTCAAGTAGCAGCCATTGAGAAGCGCTATCAGTCTGAGATTTCCAGTGCAGAGGGTAATAGCTACATCGTGAAAAGGCTGGAGCAGAAAAAGGAGAAAGAGGTGGCCAAGGTCAAGAACGATGCCAGCAAGAAGATGTACACAATGCAGGTAATGCAGGCCGTGGCACAGACAGCAACAGCAGCACTGAATGCATATAGCTCGGCTGCAGCGGTTCCTCTTATCGGTTATATCCTGGCACCAGTAGCAGCAGCTACGGCAGTGGCAGCAGGCATGCTTCAGGTGGCAGCAATCAAGAAACAGCAGGAGGCAGCAGCGGCACAAGGGTATTCCAGTGGTGGATTTACGCCTGATGGTGACAAGTACGAGGTGGCTGGTGTCGTCCACAAAGGGGAATGGGTTGCATCGCAAGAGTTACTGCAGTCGCCCGTAGCCCGCCCGATGATTGATGCACTGGACTATGCGCAGCGAACGAACACAATAGGGTCGTTACGCTCGGAGGATGTATCGAGGTCGATAGTCGCTCCAAGCGTTTACGCACAGTCCGCACCAACATCGCCGACAGTCATTGTGCAGCCTTCTTCGTCGGATGCACAGACAGAAGTTGCAGCTACTCATGCGATGATGAAGGAGTATGCAACGGTCATCAAACAGCTGAAGGAGCGGTTGGATGAACCATTTGTAACAGTCAATACGGTAACAGGAGATACAGGCATCAAGCAGGCGCAGGATGAATATGACCAGCTGATGCGTAATAAGTCACCTAAATCAAGGAGGAAGTAATCTATGGAAATCATTATCAATGGCCAGCAGGCATATTTGAAAAAGAATACATCGTTTGAGTATATTTCGGAGAATCCTCTGTTTACAGGTTCTGAGAGTTATACGCTGACGATTACCTTTCCGCTGAAGGACTGTCCTGAGAACATCAGTATCTTCGGGCATATCAACAGAAAGGATGTGAAGAAAAGCAAGGTAGTCTTCGACTGTGACATTCGTGACAAGGCTTTCTTCAAGTCTGGAAGTATCGTAGTGACGGAGATTTCAGAGGTGGAGGTAAAGACGCAGTTCTTGGAAGGTCGTTCTGAGCAGAACTTCGACGATACGTTTGATGATGTCTATCTGAATCAGTTATCACTGGGGTATCCTGATGCGGAGGAGCGTAAGCCTGCGAATACGTCGGTAAGCAATGCGTGGAGCAGGTGTTTTCCGGAGGTGAACTGGGTAGCATTGCCTTGGGTGAATAATTCGTCTGGGAATATGCAGAATGCAGCTGTAAAGAATGGGCAGGGGCTTTTTTCTTGGTCTTCTGAGGTGAGTTCGCTGACTTTCCAGCCTTATCTGCTATATATATTATATAAAATATGTGAGGTGACAGGATATACGGGAAATTTCGAGGCAATCAGAAACAGTGACTATAAATATCTAGTGATTTGTAATACACTGCCTGCTACATGGAGTCCTTGGAATTTTGCCATTGCGCTTCCACATTGGTCTTTGACGGAGTTCTTTGAGGAGCTGGAGAACTTCCTCAGAGGGGAGTTTACCATCAATCACAAGGCAAAAACCATCAGCTTTGAGTTTTCTTATCAAGCGGTAAACAGTCTGGAGCCTGTGAATATCAGTGAGGTCATCAACAAATATTCTGTGGAGGTGGCCAGGGAGAACAAATCGGATTATATCGGGGCCAAGAATCTGGTTTATGCTGAGAATGATAACAGGCTATGGGCGTATCTTGACTGCCAGTGGTATATTGATGAGCATAAAAAGGAGGCTGTGGAGTTTGACTCGCTGGATGATTTGCTAGTATATGCAAGCTCGCTGAAAATCAGTGGTGTCCAGTCGATGAATAACAGTCACGGAGGGGTGACAGCCTATACGAGGGGCTATTATAACGGCTCAGAGGGGCATAAACTGTTTTATGCGAGGGATGTGGACACCTATTTTATTATGTGGTGCTATAAGAGCGAGTTCGTGAAGTCCACTCATATTGAGCAGACGAATACGGATTATAACTGGTACAAATACTATAACCGTCTGATGCCTGTCAATCAGTTCGGAAGGCTGATTATTGACAAAGAGGCTGAGGATATGGAACTGAACATCGTGCCTGCATGGATGGATGACACGGATGAGGAGCTGGGAAAGTGTCTGTTCCTGGAGTGCGGGGAGATGGGCAGTGCCATTTCATGGACTGAAGGAGCAGACGGACAGGGAACATCTACAGGCGGGCAGTCTGGTGGTGTGTTCAGCAGAGGGCGTAATAATGAGTACGGTTCAGGAAGTGTAGGTAGTGATGATATTGACTACAACGGCGGGGCATTGGCTCAGTCAAGGGCTGGGAAGGCTATAGCAAATGGTAAGCAGGATAAGTCGGATGCATATTTCGACAAGTTGTATGTGGGTTACTGGGATGGTCAAAACAGACAGTCGGACAAACTGCCGTGTCCTGTGGTGGATTCATTGGTAATAACGGACGACTTCAATTCCATAACGACTCCTTATTCCATGCGGTTGAAAGAGCCGATAGATGGGGAAAGGTATACCTATGACATAGACAACAAGAAGAAATTCACGTTTTCATTTCTGTCAGATGTGATTCCGAATCCCAGGGTACTGTTCTACATAGAGGGGAGCAGGTATGTCTGTGAGAAAATAACTGCGACCTTCCATGAGGGTACAGGAAAGTCGCAGTTGATAAAGGGTACGTTCTATAAGATTTTGGATCCTATTTGAGCTTTTTGAGCTTCTTCGTGACGTCATCTTCTACCATTTTCGTGGAGATTTTGGCATAGATCTGAGTTGTCTTGATGTCCTTGTGCCCGAGCATTTTCTTGACAGTCTCTAAACTGAAACCGTAGCTGAGCATCAGAGTGGCAAAAGAATGACGTCCGATATGGCAGGTCACAGGCTTGTGAATCTGACAGAGGGCTTCAATGACGTGGCAGTATTCGTTGAGCTTCTGATTGCTGATGACTGGCAGTTTGTAGCGGTACTTCTTCAATACTTCCATGGCAGGGGGTAGAATAGGGGTGAAGAAGCTGCTTCCGGTCTTCAGACGCTCACCGTCTATATAGGTGTAGTCAGGGCGCTCAACAGTCATAGAGGTGAAATCAAACTGCTGCATGTCACAGTATGCCAGGCCTGTGTATGCCATAAAAATAAATAGATCACGCGCGCGCTCGAGATAACCTTTGCATTTGAGGTTGCGCATCTTGAGAAGCTCAGTCTCGTCGAGTGGGTTGCGCTCCTTGTTGCTGCCCTTGGGGAATTTGACGTACTGGTAAGGATCTTCTGATATCATCTCCAACTGCCACAGAA